TGTGTACTTCAATGAAATCCACCCCGCACCGGACTTCAACTTTCCCCAGCCGTTCTGCTCTGCTGTGATGGTATAAACACCGCCTTTCTTAACTGTGGTGGTGACCTTGTAGGACGTGCCGGAGCCGGCACGTACATTCAGTGTGTTGGCGGTGATACGCACCTTGTAGCTGCCGAATGTCGGCTGCTCTGCAGGCTGTGCTTCCGTCACGCCCAACCTCTTATTGACCTCGGCAGCAACGTAGGCATGTTTGCCGTACAGATAATCTCCGGGACATGCCTTGTTTTTGAAATCCCTGTGGACTGTCATGTTGCAGCCGTTCCGGTGATTAACTCTGTCGTTTTTGTTCGTGCTCCATACCAGTTTGCTGATACCGTTCCTCTTGCATATATCCGCCACCAGTGCGATCAGTGATGCCATAGCGGCATCCGATACGTGCCATCCAGTAGCCGCTCCGCCGTCATTGGCTACTTCAATGGTTACGGCTCTCATATCATTAGCCTTATTACTGCTGCACCAGCTACGGTCCTTTTCTTCCACGTACAATCCAATCCGTCCATCACTGCCAATTCCGTAATTGGATGATGCCATGCGTGTTCTCTTGGCGAAGCCCTCGCCGCATCTCTCTACGGTCAGATTGCCCGCCATGCAATGGATGGTAATGGTATCAATCTTATGGTTTCTGGGACTTGTTTTATTCGGGCTAATTCTGATATAAGTTGCCAGTGTACTGTTACTCATGCTTTCTACCTTCTTTCCGTCAAATCGTGTTAAATTGTAGTTTCTGATAACTGCCATCAGATTGTCCACGTATTTCAAGGATGTGGCATATCTGTCAGCCTTGATGTTTTTCAGATAGGTTTCAGGATCCGTGACGCCCTTCAGGTTTGCATATCTGGAATTATTGATAAAATCAAAATACCCTCTCACGCATGCTTCCATGTCCGGGAAGGCAAACCACTGCATTGAGGCTGATGTGTATGTCCCATCTGCCCTCTGTTCGCTGCCCACTTTGGCATAACTGCCGGTTGCCGTGGGGCACCGCCCAGGCTTATACTTCAATCCGAAGTAGTTGTTCGCCTTAACCGCCAGTTCGGAAGTACCTCTGGCAGATTCCAGTACCGCCTGCGCTATAATAGGGCTATGTACGCAGATGCCATATGCCGGAGCATATATCTGCACATATGCCCCGATTTTCTCGATAAACTCTGTGGTGTTCATGGTATTACTCCTCTGTATCCTGCTTGATTGTGGCCGTATCCTCAATTTGCGTTTTTATGTACTTCACGATGGGCATCAGGAATGGCGGCATCTTTACACCGATATCTATCATGTTCTCCAGAATGGATATCATCTCATTCACAACCAGCCAGCATGCCACCACGGTGGCCACTACAAACGGAATAACCAGATTGATTCCTGCGGTATTGATTGCGTACTGAATCAGCACGTCCATAAAAAATCCGACCACGATCAGCAGCCACATGCACACTTTTTTAATAATTCCGCGGATGCTTTTGTAGCTGCTGATTTTCTTATCCTTGCGGTATTTTGCCGCGCATAATCCGGTCACGTAATCGATGATGTTACATCCCACCAGAAGGAACACCGGAACTGCCAGTATTCCCAGCCAGCTCATCAATGCGGATAATACCGTAATAATAATTGCTTTTACTCTTTCCATAATTCTTACCCTTACCTTTCTTCATAGAAAAAGCCGGGAAAATCATCCCGACTTAATCAAGTATGTTATTCAGTTTTTCTTCCAGGGCATTAATTTCATCCCTAAGCTCCTGCCTTTCCCGATGCAGTTCTGCCATATCGTATTCTGTTTCCAGCCCCACCTGGCTATACTCATAGTCTTTAATGATTTTATAATCCGTGGAATCAATCTGCATCTTTAATGCCCCTATTTTTCCCTGCAGTTCAGTGATTTTCTCCTGTCGTTCCCGTTCAGCCTGTTCTTCAGGTGTAGGCTCCGGCGCGGGTTCAGGTTCCGGTATTGGCTCCGGCTCCTGATAAACCTCTCCTGTAGATGCGTACATACCGCTTTCATCCGAGTCCTTATATTTTGTTGTGTATCCAGTGTAGTCACCCATGAGCAGCTGCATGCCGCTGTCTGCATACATCCGGAACCCGGAATAATCAGATAAGCCTAATATACGCACATTCACAACCCCCGGTTTGATGATGCATGTACTGGCCTCTATAGGTATTTTTCTGTCTCTAAATTTAATCCATGCCACTTATATCACCTCCTTACTTCATCAGCGCCAACGTTGAAACATTTATGGATGTGGTAGATGCTCCATATCCGTATGTTGCATATCCGGTTACCAAACGTATTCTAATCTTATACCGTCCTGTATACTGTGATATATCTATGGATGTTGCTGTAAATTGATTTTTCTCTCCGGTGGATATTTTCACAGCCTCACCGGCTTCGTTTACCAGATACACGCCCCATGCATGCCCTGTATGGCTGCCGCACACATGATTTGCGGCAATACACAATTTGCTGAATGCCGTCAAATCGTAGTAATCTGTGGTGTCTAAATTGATGATACCGTCCGCTGACTTTCCGGAATTGTTCGCAGATACTGTCATGCTCATGGAAACATTGAAATCCCCCCAAGAATATGAATGTGATGCCTTCGTGTTTCCACTGCTTGTAGTAACCGCCGTTATGTCCATCTTATGCTTTGCGGATGGAAAACCTACTATCATGTTCTTTGGCTCACCGCCCTGCCCTACTCCTGCAATTCTTACTGCCATATGGTTCCCCCTTACATCAATCTGACATTGACTGCTACACTCTGCCCGGGTTCGATGGTGATAGGTTTCGTAAGGACTTCTCTTGCAAGCATGGCTTCATGTTCCGTTCCCTGCAGATAGAATTTCACATACCATCCAACTTCATTGAACGTAATAGCGGATGTTCCGCTATTTGTCACAACCCCTGATATATTAATGTGATCCTGATCTGTTCCCTGAATATATCTTTTTTGGAGTGTCGAGCAGTCGATACCACTCGTAATTTCCGATTCCACCTTATAATCTGTGCTTTTTGCTGCTGTTGTTCCGGTTCCTAACACAAATTTACTTTTTGCCCAATAATCCGCAATAAATATTCCTTTGTATGAACTTGATGAAATATAGCCAAACCCGACAGGTGTTGCAGAACCTGATTCGGCTCCGGTAGTAATGATTGGTTTTGGTGTATTGTCAAGTTCCCCCATTCCTGATGATTGTCCAAACATTTGTAAAAAATTTCTTGTAAGCATTTTACCATCCTCCCTATTCTTTAATCTCTGCCGTGAATGTGCTACTGGCGCCACTTATGGACACCATCTGCAATGTTTCTACCGTTCCGTTTGTGGTCTCCGTTGTCGGTGTCGGTGTCGGCGCCGGAGCATTTCCATCGATGTTTCTGACGCATACATACTGCAGGTTGATGGCTGCTTCCGTGGCCGACTCAAATAGTAGTGTCACACTGCCTGCTGCCTGTGTCCAGGATACTCCGACATTATTTAATGCCTCTACATCCGTATATGCTTCAGGGTAGATATCCACTACGGAAGTCTCTGCTATAGACGTATTTGATATGATGTATGAAGTAACTCCTGCAGGAATAGTGTAAGGACCCGAAAAAGTTCCGGCTTTGGCATTCAACTGCCCCACAGCCAGACACCCTGCCGGGAACCCTTCCTCAGTGACTGCCGCCGCCGTGTCAAGGTCGTCAACGATGGTGTCCTTTCCTATTTTCCCATTTACCGTTCTGTTTGTTTCATTCACCTGGGCGGCTCCATACACACTGCCTTCCTGGTCATACTCTGTGGCATCTTCCACCTCATAAATCCCGGTTCCCACATCCACTACTGTCAGTTTGACTCTGCGTTTTCCGTTCATCCCGGCAGCCAAAATTGCATCCAAAAAATCTACTGGTAATTCAGACACTCTATATCCCTCCTATCTTTTTTATTCCAAGCGTCATGGGCAACCTTCCAAGCGCCTGTTTCTGTGAAGCAAGTGTTTCATACATCATCAGCATTGCTTTTTCTATCCGGTTAAGCTCACCATAAGTTATGAAAGGACCGTTATCGGCAAAAGTCTGTTTATCTCCATACTCCCGCAGAAACGTGTTCTGGTTGATAACTTCCAGGTTGTTTTCCAGAATATTAAATTCACTGGCAAAGTAATGGCCCTTCACATCCTTATCTTCTCCCATTTCCTCAATAGAAAAGGACGAATATAAATTCGTCCCAAGTTCATGCAAATAGGCAAGATTGTTTTTTATCCGGTTATAATCCTCTGCATTCATGCGGTCACTCTGGTTCCAGTCTGTTTTCGGGTTAATCCACTCCATTTATTTCCCTCACTTTCATGGTGCCGCTCCAGGCTCCATTGTATTTAAGCGTATGACTGTATGCTCTCACCTGTGTGGCGCCCCGGTTAAGCTCCAGTTCAAACAGATCATGGGCATCTACTCTGGGGTCTCCCCTGTAGGATATGTCATACTCCATAGCCGCCATGAAGTGTGCTGCCAGCCACTTCTCTATCGCCTCCGCGTGTTCTGCCGAGCTTACCAGTTCGTTTTTCCATGATTTCACAATTCCCGTTGGATTGTGCTGTACCCGGTATATGTTTTCAGAAACAGCATATTCATAGCCGGTCAGGGCATAGTTAAACGATGCTGCGGATGTATGTAGTTTCACATACCAGCAGCTGCTTTCTTCTATGGTTGCGACGTCGCAATCCAGTTCATACCCATAAGATGCATTACTTAAATATACGGTATAATTGCCGTTCGCATCCGGTATCACTCCCTCTTCGGCTGAAAGTTCCTTTTTATCCGTACTCTGACTGTATATAGTCCGGGTAATCTCCATAGCCTGAATTCTGTCCTGTTTAATTGCTTTTGGAACACTCATTAGGTCTCTTTCTGCCGTCAGAATATAATCAGTTGCGTCTCCAAACCGTATCTGTTCCACCATAATCCGCCTGTTAGGCTGTCCTTTCAGAATTCTTATCCGCATGGAATCAAATTCCTTAAATTCATGGAGGGTAGCATAATTGATGCTATCCGGATTTTCCGTAACACTTTCTACTGCGTTACCATCCAGATACGTTTCTATCTGAATTTCTTCCGGAAAAATATCACGGAAGGCTATACTCAGCCCAAAGCAGGTATAAGCACTTTCCATAGTCAGTATAATTACCGGCTCTGCCGAAAATGTCCCGTCAGGTGTTGCCATGATGCTGACAAATCCCGTATTCACACTGATTTCCGCCGTTTCCGGCACAAAGTAAACGCCATCCGTAACCGGAGCATATTCCGGACTCGCATACCACCCCTTTTCGGCAGAGGTAAGAACACCGCCTACGTTGCTCCAGCTTTCTCCGTTTTCTTCCGTAGCTGTCACATGTGGAATAAAAGAAGATTTCAGCTGGATTTGTCCGCTCCGGTTAAATAATATAACGCATCTTCCGGCATTGGCTATGATCTGCAGTGCTTCCTTATGCCCACACACGGGCAGCGGGTTGTATACCATTACGTCCTGAAGGTATGAGTCTATCCGGTACTCGTTCTCCTGCAGCCCCGCGTCCTCAAATACATCCTTTGCCAGTTCATACAGGGAAATACCATTACTGTAACAGCGCCCCTTGTAATAGGTGCCGTCCATGACCTGCAGTCTGTCCGTAGCCGATATGGTTGCCTTAATTTCTGTGGCATCTGCGCCCTTAAAGTAAAAAGTCTGCGGAGCCGTGTATTCCAAAATGCCGTCTCCGGCCACATCATATGAGAACACGGCTTGAAGGCTCTGACCTTTCTCAAAAAAGTTTATGATGCTGTTTTCATCATCCACATCATAAGTTCTGTCCACATTTACGACTTCAAGCTTCATATCCTGCGTAGGAAGTGATTCCGTAACAGGACTTACCACATCTGTCATGGAATAGTTCTGTATTTTGTTCACCGGAATGGTTAAGGAAGTGCCACAGGTGAATTTCAATATTCGCAATCTCCCGTTTCCATTTACCATGCTCGACGGTACTATACGCACCCAGGACACGCTCTGAAATACGTCTGAGGTGACCCACTCTTGAGCTGTATTGGAATAATGTGTCTCTCCTTCTGCGGTCTGTACCACGAATTCCGTGGGATAACATTCACCAAAAAGAATGGTCATGCCGTGCAGGTCATACTCTCCGTCAAAATATATGGTAACCGCGCCTTTAATCTCTTCCGACAGGACGCCCTGGTTGTAATACCCTTCCGATACTTCCGGCTGAAAATACATGCTTCCGTCCACCTTAGAAAAATCCTGTTCCGGAAATGCATATATCTTATCCGGAATCTGTCCGGAAAAAGGCTGTGTAAGGCCTGACACCGGGTGTACTTCCTGAGGCTTTACGTGGGCTCCCTTCTGCGCTTCCAGATTTACAACACCCATATATACTGTAAGGTAACCTCTTTCCCTCAAGGCGCTTTTCATACTGGCTTTATACGCCGTTGATACACTCTGCATTATTCAATCACCCCGCAGTCTATTATGTTTACCTTGCAGTCCGCGTACACCTTAGGAAGCCATGCCCTTGGATTGGCTGAACCGTCCGCATTATACTCCGGCTCTACTTCTTTCGGTGTGGCCGTCCTGTCTCCCGGATACATTTTCAGTGTTATCCAGTCATTGTTCACCATGTCGGGAAATCTGACAGTCACAAAAAAATTCTGAAATTCTTTTAATATGGAAGACCACGTAGCAGCATCTAAAAACTTCCACTGCAGGGAATCGATTTTGTACTGGTCCCTTCCTACCTTCTGGCCAACCATTGTACCCATGCTGTTCTTACCACCGCTCACTGCCGTAGATATCACAAAATTCAGTCCCTGGTCTGGAGCCGGGAACAGCTTTCCGTTTATAGTTATAAATCCCGCCATTTCAGGCTCCTTTCTTAGAACTGATGTCCCAACTTACTTCTGGACTCTTTTAGGGACTGTAACAGTGACCTACCGTCCAGTTCAATGTCCAGATCAAGGTTTTCCAAAATCGTGATGATGCGTGTCAGCAGTTCCACAATGGTCATAAGAAGCTCTGTGCTCAGGTTTCCTCCACCGTTTGCCAGTTCTGCTGCCTTAACCGCCATATCCAGCAGTTTACTTTCCGGCGATACAATTTCACCCTCACGCTTGTTGTCGCCGATGATTGCAAGCTGCGGCTGATTTGCACCCACGTATCCGCCTTGCGCAAGCAAAGGTATCTGCGGTGCTTTCAGCTCGTTAAGATTAAACCCAAAACTTTTGCCACCAAGAACCGGTACCCAGTCAGGAACATCAAACGATAACGCATTCAGCGCACGAATAACGGTATTGATTCCGCTCGTAACACCGCTGATCAGAGCATTGATGCAACCGAGAATTCCGTTTATGGCACCCTTGATAATACTCCAGATACCATCAAATACCCCTGCAACAATATCTTTAACCCCAAGCCATGCCTTTTCCCAGTTTCCGGTAAAGACTCCCGTCAGGAACTCAATCACTCCCCGCAGAACCTTCAGTGTACTTCTGACGGCATCTGCTATGGTGTTTATGACATTGGACGTGGTCTTCATGATAACACTGAGTACATTCGTCACCACAGGACTTAATACATCCACCAGCCAGCTTACTATCGGAGCAATGAACTGATTGTAAATTTCCAGCGCGCCATTGATAAGCTCCCCGATAAAGCTTAAAATCTCCGCACATAGCGGCTGTATATGGTTTGTCCACATATCCTGCAGCACTTTTATCATCGTATCCCATACCGGCTTCACAATGTTTGTCCATGCACTCTGCAGCAGTTCCCCGGTACGTGACACGGCTTCCCGGATATTCTCAAATATGGATGCGCCGTAAGTATTCCAAAAGTCCTGAATGGTTGTCCAGCAGTCAGCCCATATCTGCTTTATCAATTCAAGCGCCGGCTGTATGCCTTCCATCCACACCCTGTCAAATATGTCTTTTACCGTGGTAAACAGCTCTGTACATGTAAGGATAAATTCTGTTGCAAACTGTGTCAGAATTGGTAACCCTATCGTAATGAAATTACCAATCTCCGCAGACCACAGATCCCACATGGAACCAAATACCATTGAAAACGAAGAAAGCATCCCCGAGATAACAGTACCTGCGCTATCTATGGATGTCTGGATCAGTGTGACAAAATCTCCCGTAAACCAGTCAAGGAACGGCTGTCCAAAGCCAATGCAGTCTTTGAATACCTTCGCAAATACCTGAACCAAGCCTGCTGCCGCAGTTCTGATTTTATCAAATGCACCAGCCACATTATCCCCAAAGCTGTCCTTCAGGAATCCGAATATCTTTCCTGCTGTATCTTTTGCCATACCAAGCAGGTCCATCAGCTTTCCCGTAGTCGTATCTACTGCAGCATCTGTGGATGTAAGCATGCTGCCGGTATCCATACCTCCCCCTGAAGCGCCTCCGCTTCCGGAAGAATCGGTACTGCTGTCCGATATGATATTCAGTTCATCAATTCCTAATGCTCCGGTTGCCTTTGCCGCTTTCTTTGCCGCCCCCGCAACACCATTAAGACCTTCTGTCGCATTGGCTGCATCCTGGGCGATGGCAGCCACACCGGATGACCCACTGCCTCGGTTTCCGGTAAGCAATTCCGTAAATGCCTTAAACTGGTTGGCCAGTATCTGCAGCTTTCCAATCAAGGCATTTACCATCTGAATGATTGGCGTAAACAGATTTATAAATCCCTGACCCAGAGTAGCCTTCAATGCATTAAACTGCAGAGATAGCACCTTCGTCTGGTTTGCCCAGCTGCCGGATGTTTTGGCAAAGTCCCCTTGGGCATCCGATAATGCCGACATGGTATACTGGTACCGCAGCATGACCTTTTCCTGCTCTGTCATGTTGGCTGTGGTCTTGCCGAAGCCATTATTCAGTGCATACTGGTCCAGGTTTGTCTGTGTCAGAAGAACACCTATGGACTTGAGAGTTTCTGTTTCACCCGTCCAGATAGATTTCAGCTTGTCAAATGCTTCATCCGTGGAAAGGTTGTAGAAAGATGCCACATCACCTGTCAGTGCTGTTACGGCCGCAGACATATCATAGGATGCCTGCTCGGAGAACCCCATTGACTTACTCATGGCGCCAAGGGTACCTATATACTGTTTTGCCAGTGTTTCCGACATGCCGTACGTTTTCATGGCATTGGCTGCGAATTCATTGACGGAACCGTTCAGAGTCTTAAACGTAGTATCCACTACGTTCTGTACTTCTGTCAGGTCAGAGCCAAGTTCAAGGCATTCCTTCGTGAATTTAGTTATGGCACCTATGGCAAGCACACTGCCTATCAGTTTCCCGATAGGCTTAAAAGCATTAACTATCGGCGCCTGCGCACTCTGTGCAAGTCCTTTTACCTGTTTGTTGAACGAAGACTGGTTTACATTTAGTCCAAGGTCAATCTGTCCTACTTCTGTACCACCCATACCACACCTCCCTTCTGTTTGTATTATTCCTTAAACGCTGACCTGCAGAATGCCTGGAATTCTTCCATATAGGCCTTGTATGCGGCAGGATCTTCCCGCAGCTTCCTCATTTTTCGTTTCTGCCAGTCGGACCTTATCCGTTTCTGCTCTGCCGTATACTCTTTCAAAATCTTCGGATCCTTTTCCGCCCTTATACTGACAATTTTCCCCAGCGGCGTATCCGGAAGAAGCCCTGACAGAAGAGTACAGAATTCCTGCCATGGCATATCATCTTCCTGTCGCAAACGTATTCCGTACTGCTGTGCAAAGGATGCCTCTATAAGGTCGTAGTCATCATACAGGTCGTAATAATCATCATTTCTTTTCCGTATCCTGAAATCGGCCTTCCACTTCTTCCAGGGTACTGCCCGTGGCCGCTGCCATAACCGCCTGATATACAACCTTGTATTCCGGAAGCGGCAAATCCATATCCTCCACTTCCTTGGTTGCCTTTGCTCCGATCAGCATTTCCAGTGATTTCGTCATCAGACCGACTTCGTCAAACGTCCCATCCTTGGATTTTTTCTGTACTTCCTGCACCATTGCCTGCATATTCAGGATAGTGTTTTTCCGGTTATTTACCGTTACAACAATGTCATCCGTAATCTTTACCATCGGGAGTTCATTGGTAATTCTTTTTGTAATATCAATAATCTGTGCCATATCAGTACCTCCTAAAAAGGGACAGACCACCTGTCTGCCCCATACCATCAGTTACTCTGCATCTGTATAGGTGGGTTTACCGTCCGAAAGTACTTCCCACTCCAAACCATTTACCGCCGTTGCATCCCCTCCGAGACTTGTAACATTAATCACGCAGGGAATTTCCAGTTTCCCTCCGTCAGGGAAGTTGATCGTCATAATAGACTCGCAGTCATGTCCTTTTTTCAGGAAAAGTCCGGCCACATAATCATTTCCGGGATCTCCATAGTTACGCTTGCCTCCCATGCTTACAGAAAGGGATTTACCCGTCATCATCCTGCGTTTCCAGCCCTCTGCATCCATTGCGTCCCATTCTTCTACATTACCGTCAATGGCTATACTCAGGCTTTCCGCATCCTTTACCACTTTCATGGTACTTTCATTGGTCTTATCCCGTCCTGCCGTATTAACACTGAAGGTAATCTCATTTACCGGAGCTACACCGGTAGTGCCTCCGAAAAACTGAAGATTCATCTTTTTCATTCCTGTTCCTACCTTTCGTAGTATATGTTCGTTTCTATAACCATCTCATAAATACCGTCAGCATCAGTTCCCACATCAATGGGCGCATCCGTCAGCATTCTGGTGAATAAAATACGAACTCCATTTACAGTTACATTGCGGATATTTTCTATGGCTCTGTACAGTTTTTCCGCTGCCTTTTCTGTATCGCCGATAGACTTATTCCAGTGGACAAGAATACTTATGGGCTTAATGGCATACGAGCTGTTCTCAATACCTCCCACAGTGTTCCTTTTATCCTGCTGCCGGGTAAGATTGTAAACTCCTATGCACTGCTCTTTCTTGTCCTGCATTTTCCCGCAATACACATGCTGCCTGTCCACTATATTCAGCGCTGCAATGCACTCTGCTACATCCACAACCGTCATAACCCAGCCTCCTTTTTATAAAATATGTTAAATGCTTTTTGAGCAAGTTCCTGCTTAGTACCACCCGGAAGATACTGGTCAAGCCATCTGCCACCGGCATTGGGATTCTCCGTCTTATCAAAGTGGTATTCCGGGTGATAATACAGCCGTCGTGCATACGGAGTTGCAGAAATCAGCCGTACCTCACCTGTTTTTGCATCACTGTCATCTACAAAAGTAGAATCATTCTGCAGAATACCTTGTCTGAATGGCATCTTCCGTGACTGCACGACATCTGTATGAACTGCTTCCGCGGTTTTCACAAGTGCAGTGCTTACCGCTCCAGTCAGTTTTGCGACCACCGGCTTATACAACTTAATCTTGCAAGATACATTTCTGTTTGCCATCACACCAGCTCCAATACTGTATAATTTACTGTCCCGTCAGGATTTCGTGCCTTGCTGCCGGCCGCTATCCGTCGTGTTGTTCCAAATATTACGACAGAACCACCGGATATTACTGCAAGTTCCGGGCAGATGTCCCCGGGAAAATAGGCCGTGCCGGTAATCTCAACAAGCTTTTTTTCCGCCGTAAGCACCGTTTTAGCCTTATCCTGGTAATTACACATTCCCTCATAATCCACCGGGCTTAATGGCTCACCGAAATTGCCATACCCCTCTGGGTCAAGTTTTGCCTTAATGGGAGTCTTACACATCCGCTTATCTACCAGACATGGAAACATCATCACAACAACCTCCTTGTGCAGAGGCCTGTCTGCATAAGCAGCGCATAAGTGTCCCGCCTCATGGCTATCCCATTCTCCACGGATACGTTCCAGCTATCTCCAAAAGACATGGACACACCGTTTAAGGAATAACTCTTCAAAACAGAGTTAATCAGTTCTGCATTTTCCTTTTCAAAGTCAGCCTGCAGGCAGCACACTCTTTTCACCACATCCTGTTGAAAAGATGTAAGATTGAAAAATCCCTGACCTACAATCCTGTTATAGGTCAGGGAATCGATGTGCATACTTGACAGTTCCAGGTCTCTGGCATTCACTCCGGATGTACCCTTATACACTTCCCTGTAGTAGGTTTCATCTGCGTAAGCCATAATCTCCCTCCAGTCTTACTCCGCTACTTCCTCCGCCGGGTCTACGTCCACATATACGGAGTCTACCTTTCCGTCCTTTCCGTTAGGGAACACAAAAGTGTCACTCAGCTGACGGTTCTGATACAGATATCCGTCACCCTTGGTGTGGGCACCCGGGTCAAAGTAATAAATGCTGCTAATTTTAGGCACTGTCTTACAGGTCTGTCCGCAGGCAATAAGCACGTTAATCTTGTGGGAGCCCTCCACGGTCTTCTCATAGTAGGTTCCGATGTTTGCCTTGGCCGGAGAAGCAACAGCAGAATACACACCCTTGGAATCCTTGGTGTAATAGGTCTTGGCCTTATCCACATCCGTATCACCTGTAAGTGCATATTCCGACTTAACAGTATCGAAGCCGCCTTCCTCCGGCTCCCAGTTGAAAGCATCGTAGAAACGCTCGTCATCTACCACTTCCATAACCGGCACACCGTCAATGTCGGTCACACGGGTTTCAATTCCTAAACCACCTTCTGCAATCTGGGTCATCTCGATCTTACGGGTAAACTCTTTGGACATCTCCAGAAGGTCCATGATGTGAGAGCTTACATACATTACAAGAACACCCTTGGCCTTGTAACGGCGAAGCTTTCCAGCTGCCAGAAATCCCTTCAGCTTGGTGAAAACATTGTCCACGGTAAACTCACTTGCTTTGGTCTCACTGTGGTATCCGGCTGCTGCCTTGGCTGCCGCCGCTACCTTGGAGAAGAACAGTGCATCTGTTTCCGGAGCAACCTGTGTCTGTTCAAACACGCGGGAAATATTCTGGATGGATGCGGTCTTATTGGTTTCGTCCACATCCGCCTTATCCACAAGGAACTCCACGTCTCTGTCATGCTGCACGGTATAGGGAATGTCTTTCTGGTTAAAGACGCCCTCGTTCCATCCGCCGCTTCTCTTATGGTTCTTGTAGCCACTCACGGACATCTGCGTAAAGTGGAAAGTTCTGGCATCCAGCCATCTTACGTTAGTAGTTACAAAAGGGCTTGTCAGTGTTTCCTGCATCAGAATTTCCAGAAGGTCAGGACTCCACTGTTCTGCATAGTTCAAATTAGGCATATTTTATACCTTCCTTTCTCAGTTGAACCGGTTCCATCTCTTTGTAGGAACCTGGCTCTGGGTTTGCGGTTTCGGCTGTCCCGGATTGCCACCCCCGCCTGCTCCAATCTGAAAACCATTATTGGCTCCGTTATCTGCAGGCTTGATCTGCGGCAGGTCTTCCAGGACCTTATTAAGAGCTGCTTTTACAGACTCTTCGTTGATTTTTCCATCCTTATCCACTACCGCCGACATATCCGCCAGCTTTAATACATAAGGAATAGTCTTTGCGTCGAGCCCCAGTGACATGCCCGCCATGATGGCTGCGTTTTCAATCTGGGCTTTCTGCACAAGTTCTTTTTCCTTCTCCAGTGCTCCCTGCAGAACTCCGGCATCCGGTGTGTTCTTGGCTTTTTCTGCCTTAAATGCACTCATTGCCTTCTCAGCTTCTTCCTGCGTGAGTCCCTGCTGCTTAAAGTAGCTTTTCAGCGCCACATCCTCTTTGGCTGCAAGGGTACCGTCAAGCATCTGCTGGATTTTCGCATAGTCAATCTGCGGGGTGGCAGGTGCCGGAGTGGGTTCTGCAGGAGGCTGCGGATTTCCCGGCTTGGGTTCGGGTGCAGGCGCAGGCTCTGCAAAAAACTGAAGGTTCATAGGTAACTTGTTCTGTTTCATGAATATTGCTCCTTTCCGTTTTGAGGGTGTCACCCTTATATCTTATCCATTGTCATCAGTGTCACTGGCCACGCTGCTTTTTACGCCTTCTCGTGTTTGGGCATATAAAAAGAACACCCCATTAAGGGTGTTCTGATTATTGAAATTATTTATGCGATGTCGCAACTACTCTTTCTGCATCATTCTGAATATTTCAGCAGCTTTTTTATTAAAGTCAGCTTTTTCTTGAGCCGTTCTTTCTTTAGGGTGTATAAATTGGTACTTCTGCTCTGCGGACATCTTGCGTTTTTCATCTTCTGTAAAGTGTATCATATCCAACTCCAACCGCAGTTTAGCACACTCCTCTGCCGAAAGCTCCGATTTTCTCAATTCCGCCTCTTCTTGTGGTAATAACAACCACTCTCTTGCTGTCAATGCCATATCATTTTTCCTCCAACAGGACATAATATTTGCCGTCCTGTTCTGCTTTATTGATAATCGTAAATTTACTGCCCAATGGATATAACACTTCGCTTTCTATTCCAAGATCACCCAAGTCCTTTCCCTTAGATGCATTACGAATGTATATCTGTACTTGTCCTTCCTCATTATACACACCTTTTGTTGTTGTTGACAAGTACTGTTTCGCTTCATATTCTCCACCGACAATAAACTGATTAACAAATTCTCTTGCATCCTCATCAGATGTAAACCTTAACGAACGATTCAGATTTCCCTTATAGTCAGGCAGCTTATTCAGTGCTTTATCCAAGTTTTTCATCCATTCTTTTTCTATAGCTGTCAATTCCTCAAAAGCATTCCGACGAAGTTTGTCATTAAGGGCATAGGCATCAGGACTCACATAACGAATAACTGCTCCCTCTTCTTGGTCGCTTAGCATTTTTGCAGCTTCCTTCCACGCATTTTCCCTAATTTTATATGCATTTTGGTTCTCCTCATCCAGTGAATACTTGGCAAGGCGACCATAAGCCTCAGCCTGCCTCTTTGCATATTGCTGTTTTGCTTCCTTCCGGTTCTGCTCTTCAATATCCCGGAGCTCCTGCTTCGTGAACCTGTCATCCGGTTCCTCATCGATGTCTGGAAAATAGGTTGTATGACCGTCTTTGCATCGTGGATGATACAGCCCGGCGGCTATGGCACTGCTCATCAGCGGGTATTTCCCATCTTTTGCAGTTCCACCGCTCCACACATCGTCTATCAGTACTTTTCCCACAAATGGGAATCACTTGGGGCAGGGGTTCCCACGCTTATTCATGATAACCGTATGTATGCCATACTCGTTACGCATCTCTCCCTCACCCATAAGCTTGCTGCGCTTTCCGGCGGTTCGTATTGCCATTTCTGCATAATCAGCAGCCGTATGTCTGGCACCATTCTTATACTCAACGCAGTTTATTCCTGCTCTCAGGAAATCCTTTGTTGCCATATCTATGGCTTTTTCATAGGTTCCGGCACCGGTGGCGGCATAAAATTGTGCATCAAATATGATTTTACGGTACTTATCATCTGCCATCCGCAGCATGGCATGCTCTGCCTTTTGCAGATCTTTGGTTGTAGCGTCAATAAGGGCATTTATCCGTCTGTCATTGGTCCGAAAGAAAGCAGCACTGGCTTCCGCTGCCCTGCCGGTAGCTTTTTTCAGTGCTGCTCCATTTTTTATAGCGTTAAGAATTTTTATTTCCTGCTCTCCATTTCCGGTTTCCCGCTGCATTTCAATCAGGTTTTCTATCTGCCTGTTAATGTCCTTAAATTGTGTTCCGTATATCTTCCGGTTGCGCTTCTTATAATCGTCCAAAGCCTTTAACTGCCTTACCTGCCACTGCTCCCAGTTTATTTCCAGGTCATCCTCTTCGGCGGTATGCCGTTCCAGATTACGCATCATGGAAGCTATCAGTTCATTCTCTATCCGGTGAAGTGCACCGGCTACGTCGTAATCAGCCATGCTTATCCCTCAAAGTCTATCTTATAATCTCCCGCATCCAGATTAACTGCCGGTTCTTCCTCTGAGGCAATTCCCTGTTCCTCTTTCAGCCTGCGTACCTCTTCCTCTTTCCATTCATCATCCTTGGAATCACCATACAGTTCTTCCACGCATGCTTCCGTGGACATAATCCCCTGCGTCTTTCCTTTTCCGATAGTTTCAACCTGGCTTTCAAAGGACGGGTTCGCGTACTCCCCGAAGTTAATGGTGGCTTCCACATCTGTAAGGGTCTGTTTCATGCTTGTGCTGTATACCTTCAGAACCGTATCCACCAGCTTGGGAATAGTCTTTTGAATGGCATTGACTATCTTGTTTCTGGAGTATAAGGTAACCTTCTCCTTTTCACGCTGGGCCTCTGCATTGTCAAGTTTCTTCACATCAATTCCAAGTGTGCTTGGGGAAAGGATACCCTGCAGGCACAGATCCAGCGCCGTGATGTACGTACTCAGGTAGCTCTCATGCGGAATTACGGGCTGTTTCACTTCAATAGTGTTACTTGCCCCCTCCTGCATGGAACTCTCCAGCTTGATATAGGCGTGATCGAACGCATTCGGTGGAAGAATTTCTCCGGTATTCGGATTTCTTGGCAGCATCTTTTCCGGAATATATTCTTTGCTTCTGCCTCTGCGCAGTGCATCCATCCACTGGCTCCACGCCTCGTCCAGGCTGTCAAAGCTATCTGCCTTTCGGTCAAAGATGCTGCTCCCTCGCCCCTTGTATTTATTGGACTTAAATGCCATAAACTGCTGTGCCATCATGAACGAACCGTCAAAAGTTACTTCTTCGCTCAGACCACTGGTTTCCGGAATGGTGTCCAGAGGCACCTCCCTGTCATCCTTCTTCAGCTTGGATCGGATATATCCCCTTCCATATCTCTCTTCCAGGATATATTTGCCTGACTGTGCCGTGTATTCTGTCCGGAATACAATTTCACAGACACGACCTCTATTGTAAACATATTCCAGCTGATCACCGGGAACAAATTCTATAATGGGGTACTCGGTAATAGCCGGGTCTATGCTGATTTTGAACGCCCCATCTCCTACCACCAGTACATTTTTCACGGCATCTTCCACAAGATCCTCAAAATCGTTGTCTTTGGCGATGCTGTCCCATAATTTCTGCTTTTCCGGCGAAGATACTTCTACGGCATTCATATCTGCTACCGTAACATCCGTCAGTATCCGCACCATTATCCCGGGGATGCCTGTATGCAGCTTGTTGATGTCGTTTCCTGTCGTGGGAACGGCCGCCCAGAACCTTATACGGTTTGTGTCACCGGGAAGCTCCTTGTATATCTGCGACAGCTCATCTGCATCTCCACGTTCCCATATCCGGCACAAAGCCGCATTGGCGTAATAATCAAGCTGTTCTGTTATCTGAAAGCTGCTTACCTGCGGCGGTGTTATCCGAAGAAAGCTTCTCATATTGCGTCTTATCATATCTGCCATATTATCTACCCACCTCATTCTCTCACTCCTATCTTGTCACGGTACGGAATCCAGTTGTACTGAACAGAGTTGACCATGTGGTCATTTCCATCCTCCGGTGTGCAGTCCTCATCCTCCTGCCAGCTGTAAGTTCCCATTTCCCCGATATAATTGGTGCATGTATTCACCACATAAAAATCGGGCATCTTGCCCGCCTCATCGTCATACGCCATCCATCCCAGCTGCAGGTTGATTCTGTCGATAATCGTGACTTTCTTATACGCATTGTTAAACAGATACATGCACTCCGGATGCTTCCGCCTGTACTTATCGAACTCCGTAAGTGTCGCCTGGTCGGCACTGTCTATGAATGTGTTCCGGGCCAGTCCCCATTCAGCCCTGCATCTATTCAGGAATGCCACAAAATTGACTACCGTATCCGAAGGAGCAAGTGGGGTGCCCAACGTAGCGTTGTTGTATACCTTTTCTTCCAGCAGCACATATCTGCCCTTATTGGTGATACCCGAAAAGCTCATGGCTATGGTATCCGGACTCTTCTGGGAGTAGGCTGTATCCATGCCTGCTGTAAATATGACAAACCATTCTTTCTGCTCCGGATTATTCTCGTTACGCAGGAAGGCTTTTGCCTGCTCTTTCGTAATCACATGTCTTGCTTCATCGAATATGCCGAACACCAGCCCCGTGGCGCGTCCCCGCAGCCCAAGAATTTTGTTCTTCCAGAGCTTGGTTCCCTTTGGCGTATTCAGCTTAATCTGGGCTATCTTTTCACTGGAAGCTCCAAGATTATCTGCAAAAGAAAAGAACCAATGCACCCATCCGGGCTTTGGCTCCTCAGTAAGCATGTTATTGATTTCAACCGGTGCGTCATTCGCATATTGCGGAAGAGGACGGCTATGATTTATGTATTCCTTGTATACCGGGAGGTTGGGGTCATCCGGGTTAAGTGTTCCCATCAGATAATCGCACCGCATGGATGCTTCACGGACAAATTCTATGTCCGCCGTGTTAATCTCATCAATAAGCAGACAACCATACTGTCCGCCCAGAGCCTTCTTCCACCGCTTCTTATCTCCGTATCCGAGTATCAGAACTATCTTATCCCCGCCGGAAGTGTGAAATACAATATGGGGGATTTTCACATCCCTTGACCCGTTACCGTTGTACTCTGTGAGCACCCCGAAATCATCCAGCACACCAAGGTCCTTCATGATGATATTTTTTTCCGCAGTACCCGTGTCTTCCGATGCAATGATATGCAGCTTCTTGGGGCTTGCCGCCACTTTCAGCATAAATTTGAATAGCCCCACTGTCGTTTTGCCCGCGAATGTTGTCCCTTCCAGGAACTCCACCGGAGCACTGCATTTCAGGAATGCCTTGTACTTTTCCGACAGTAACAGTCCACCGGTCATACTATCCACCTACCTGTTTCAGCAGATCATCCAGCTTTGACATCTCATCCTGCAGGCCGGATACCTCCACTTTATCCTTAAACATCCCAAGATGCCGCCCCAGGAGCTCCAGGGCACGTACCTTATCGCAGGATGCAACCTCTATTCCATATTTGCCCTGCTTAATTCCGGCAAGGGCATGCTTCTGTTCTTCAGACAGATTCTGTGTAAGTGTCAGCTCCACATCTTTTATCATCACCGGATTACCGTTTTCATCCATCAATGGAATACGTCTTCCATCTTCGGTAGTAAATACCGCCTGTCTTTCTATCACTCTGGCATAATCGGCTGCGTTTGAAAATGCTATGGCCGCCAGCTCCTTCACCACCATATCCTGGGTGATTTCGGTCCGCGTCTGCCGGTCTTTCATGCGCCTGTCTATGTATTCCTGTACCTTAACATCTCTTAACAGTCTTGCTGCCGCTGAAGCCGCCGTCTCATCGTTCTTTACATTGGGATAGGCGGCCTTGTAAGCCCTGGTGCCATTAAGGTCTATCAGGTACTCTTCCGCAAATCGTTTTCTGCATTTTGTTAATGACACAAGACTCACCTCTCTTTCTCTAAAAAAGAACAAATAAAAGCGCAAGTGTTTTACCATCTTGCGCCATCTTATATTTTACTTATATCACATGCCGAGTGTGTCATTCCATGTCCATTTCAAAGTTTTTCAGAGCTCTTGAATGAATTCTATGTACCTGCTTCCAACTACAATTCATTTTTACAGCAATGCTTTCCCACTTCATAAGCCGAATATAGCGATACATCAGTACATCCTTCTCATCTTCATTATTCATATGTTCTATCTTGTCTGTTATCTCCTGACACACTTTAAGTCTTTGATATCGTTCCTTCATATATCGTCTTTCAGCACTTTCTAATAATGCCGCATATCCGGACAAATCTGTAGCATTATGAGAATGTGGCATCCCATCGTTTCCCTTTGATGGAATAATCTGTCCAAGACGCATTTCACGAATTTTTTCCTCACTGCGTTCCATCTGCCTAACAGCTCTTTCGTATCCTTTCAGATACTCTTTCTTCTCTTCAATTTCTGTCAAATTTATCA